ACGGATACATCAACACCATCTTGTTTTACTGTTGATGCCGCGTAACCAAGCATGGATAATTCAAACACTGTTAAGTTTTCACCTGCATTACCCACAATTTTTTCGCCTCTTAATTTAGTCATACTTTACACTCCTTCTTCTACTAGTTACTCTGTATCCTTTTTCTTTATATTTCATTGCATCTTTTTCGACATAAGTTGTTTTTATTCTTTTCTTATCTTTGTCGTAGATGTAGAACTTCTTCTTTATACCTTCAACCACTCTAGTACCCTTTCCCCTAATGTTATGTTGGCTAATCTGTTTTTGTTTACCAATGTCTTAACTATGTGGACATCAACTGTGTTTGGACTTACCAAGTCTACATACAACACTGGATTGTGTTGCCCGACTCTGTGTGCCCTATCCTCTGATTGTACTCTCGACTCCAGATTAAAGTCGTTAGAATAGTAAATCACATTCTTGGCTGCATGAAGAGTTATTCCCATGCCACCAGTCTGTGCATTACTCACAAAGAACCTCGTGGGATCTGCCAAATCTTGGAACTTCGCAATTGCCTCGTCTCTTTCTGCCATTGTCGTGTCTCCAAAATATTTAACTGTAGATCCATTTCCATAAATACTTTCTAGTGTATCTGCTATCTTAATTATGTCATGACGAAACCTAGACCATATAATAATCTTACCTTCCATCTCTTCTACTACTTCAAGAAGCACGGACAACCGATTGTTTTCTATAGGTATTGTCTCTCCGTCATCTGTTACAAGATACCCACATAACAACTGTTGTAGTCTCAAAAGTCTTGTCATAACTTCGGGTGCAGTTACCATCTCTCCACTTTCAAGCAATGCAACTGAACTATTCTTAAGACTTTGATAATGTCTTTCTTGTTCCATTGTTAGATCAACTTGTCTTGTTGTGTATATCTTTGGTGGCAGATCAAGTGCCTCATCTTTTGTTACCCGATACGAGTATGGTCCTATCTTATCTTTCAACTCATCTAAGTTCTTGTATCCCACAACCTGGTTGAAGGAATGTGATCCCATCTTCATTGACTTAACTACTGCATATCGTCCTTGGAAAGACCAATAGGAATCAAACCCCAAAATTTTTTTACTCAAAAATAAGAACTGTGAATATAAATCTAATGGCGACTTTGTTATAGGAGAACCTGTCAGTATTCGTTTGTACTTTGCTCCCTCGGCAAATTTTATTAGTGCCTTGGTTCTCTTCGCCTTGATGTTCTTGATCGTGGTGGACTCATCAACTGCTACTAAAAAATTGCTTCTGTGTGTGAATGTATCCAAGAACTTGAAAATTTTTTTAGTCGCAAAAGCCTCAACATTTATTAATAGTATCCGTAAATTGGATCTCGCCTCATGACCCACGGAGCTTTGTAACTGTGTGGTTTCTCTCTTGTTGAGGTTCGACTTCCATATATATACCTTTGATGATATGTCATCATGAAGATGTGCTGGTATCTCATTGTTCTTCCAATTTGTGTAAACTCCCTTGGGTGCAACAATGATTGCCGTATCTATCTTTCTGTTCCAATAAAGCCACGCAATATTATCAATGAGAACTTTTGATTTACCACACCCCATCTCCATGAAGTATGCAAAGTTTTCTTTGTCATAACTTCTACGGAGTGCTTCTAATTGATGCTCGTAGGGTGTAGTTTTGAAGATAAAGTTCTCAGACATTTGGAACACTTATTGCATGAGTTTTAATTTTTTTTAAAATCATTTACCTTCCTTCATTAAGTTCTTTTTGAAGATAGATAATACGTCTTTATTTTGGTCAGATAATCCAGAGTTTATTTCTTTTTTCTTATCTACTCTTCTCTGAATTTCATGACAGGCCCACACTAGACCACAGTTCACGGAACAAAAGAACCCAAACTTTTGGATATACTTACCAGTAAATAGTTCGTAATTGTATCTAACTTTACCCTCACTATCTACTACTGGTGTTTCTTTTTTAACCTTTAGATTACCACTATACTTCTCTCCTGGTCTTTCCCCAGATAATTTTATTACCTCTGGTTTGCTAACCTTTTGACAGTTATAACACCTAACTTCTTTATTCAGTAATCTAGGACTTGCTATATCACTTCGTCTCATGATTTTCTCCTTTATATCCTTTATCCATGCGTCCAAAAAGTTCTTGCATTTCTTGTTGAGACTTTTCATACCTCTGTCTTCTTCTATCGTATCTAGCCTTACTCGTAAGCAAAGCAACTGTCGCAGCGATAGTTCTGTTATCTTCTTTGGCTATCTCTTTAAGGTCTCCGTATACATTTTCATGGACATTCAAAGATTTAAATTTTACAGGCTCATCTATGTCGCCCATCTCTTCCTCTATCCATTGCAATTCGTCAGACGGATATCCATCTTGATAGATGTCAATTAATCTCTCAAGTTTTTTCTTAGCTTCTTTTTTGGTCAGTACACCATGAACTGCGTTTTCAATAACTTCATGAATTGCATCTTCCCAAAGTGATTTTACTCCTCCCATAATATCTCCTATTATTAATTATAAATACTTATATATACCTAATGTATGGGATTAAATAAGTCAAGAGGCATAATAACTTTTTTTATCTCAACTACTTACACATATAGTTTCTGTCATATTTTTTTACTTACTAAAATTTTTTAAAAATAGGTGTAACTAGTGTAACCTTGTAACCAATGGGTTCAAACCATTGGTATGCTTATAGGTGTTGGTTACACTTTGGTTACAGATGTTACACTTCAAAGCCCACCGCGTCATTTTTTTTCCTTTTTTTATTGATAAAATATGGGAGAAACCTTACTATGGGGTCATGGCACTTACTAATAGACAAAAAACTTTTGCTAAACTTATTGTAGAAGGAACACATTCTAACTCTGAATGTGCGAGACAAGCAGGATACTCTGAAGGTCAAGCAAGAAAGACTGCAAGTCTGCTTCTTAATGGTAGAGACTTTCCTCTTGTAGTTGACCACATCAAAGAACTCCGTGAAAATTACGAAAGGAAATATGGAGTTACTCTGATGGGTCAGATGAAAAGGTTTGCAGACCTTTCCAAAGGCGCTGAAGATTCTGGTCAGTTCTCGGCAGCCGTCAATGCAGAAAAAATAAGGTCTGCACTTGGTGGTCTTGCCATTGATCGTAGGGAAACTAATGTAACGCATAACCTAGACAAACTCTCTCGTGAAGAAATTGTTGGTCGTCTCGCAGAAATAAGGAAGAATTATCCCTCTGCGTTTGAGGGCGAATATAAAGTGGTCGAAGAGAGTAGTGAGGTGGCATCTCTCTCCGACCTGGGCAAATAGCAATTCCCGATATTGCTCCGTGCATTTCAAAGATAGATTAAAAATCATTCGCAAGTCAATACTTTTGATGAACAATCACTACAACAATCAGTATCAACATATCCATCACTAGCGAAATTCCAATCATCTAATGTAAGTTCTTCAACAACAAATTGTTTTCTACATACATTACATTTAATGATATCTTCTTCTATTATGTTAGTTAGATGTTGTGCCATTAAAATTGTACTCCTCTGAATTACGCAAAACTTCTTCAGTTCCATCTTTGTTAAGCTCTGTTAGAAATACATCATCATAGCCTTTAAGAACCCATCTATAGAAATCCATTTGTGCCACTTTAAAGTTTTTGTAGTAGTTATCATTACCACCAACCCAAACTATATATCTCCAACCATTTTTATAATCATTATCCATTATATAAATCCTCCTTAATTTTATTAAGTTCTGTCTTAACTATTCTCAATGCTTCCGTTGTATCTACAATAGTTTCTTCACTATGCTCGTGTTTATTATCAAAAACTATTTCGGCATAATCATCTAAAACTTTGTAAATTAACATCAATTGTTTAAATTCCATTTTCAATCTCCTTCTTGATTGCTAATCCAATTAACATTGCATTTTGTGGAACAATTGCATTACCTAATGCTTTAAGTCTGTTTGCACGATCTTTCTGATCTACAATTATTCTTGGGACTCCTCGAGGCTCGTCCAACCAATAGGATACCCCATTAGCCACTCCGTCCAATCGCAGTTGAGTCTTGCATCTCCCTCGATCTGATAGATCTTGTGAGCTAGGTCGATCTGTCTGCCGTCCTTCAGTCTCTTCTCGTAATACTGATTGTTTCCGTTGTAACTGTGTTTCTTCAGTCCCGAGTTCGGTGTTGGAAACTTCCACTCTTCCATTCGAGGTGGTCTCAAGGTCACTCCGTTCATCATGGCTTGTGCTTCTGCTTCCGTGAGTTCTCCTCTCTCCACTTTCTTTCTGAAGATCATTGTCTGTCCCTCCGAGGCGTGTCCAAAACCCTTGGTCGTAGGGGTCGGATACATCTCCATAGTCTTGGGATCTACTTGTTCCCTCAAGTTGCTCGGTCTCTTGCGACCCTTTCTGTGTCCCTCTTGCATCTTCTTGGTCGCCTCTGCACTTCTTGGAGGAAGGGAATCCATAGTTGTCGGGGTCGCCCAAGTTTCTACAGATGATCCACAATCTTTCTCGTTTGTGTCTTGCTCCGATTGCACTAGACGGAAGTACAAATGTCCTCGTATGGTAGTTGAGGCTTTCCATTGCAAACAATACCTCGTCAAGTCCCAATGAGAGGTGTCCATAAACATTTTCGAAAACGCAATAAGTGGGTCTGATTTGTTTAATAAGTTTATGCAAGTACGGAAAGATGTGGCGAGGGTCTTCTGTGCCGAGCCTTTTGCCACTTGTTGAGAAGGGTTGACATGGATATCCACTTGTGAGGATATCGGGTCTTTCTGAAATAAATCTTGTTGGGTCATCTGCGATCTCCTTTACATCATCATAGATTGGAATATTAGGAAAGTTCTTAGCAAGAACCTTCTGACAAAACTTTTCGGTATCACAAAAAGCCATAGGCTCTGATAACTTTGCCATGGAAAAACCCACGGCAAAGCCACCAATACCACTACACAAGTCTAGGTGTTTAAGCATCAAATACATTTCCTTTCTTCAAAGAATATTTCATAGTAGTAGGTTGTTTTACTACTCGACCATATTCTATTTCTTTTAAAGCACGAGGGTCGTCTTCAAATCTTTCATCTTCCCCCAACTCTTCTTTGGTTTTTTTAGCATTTGCTCTTTGAAGATCTCTTTGCAGATCGACTATAGAATTTCTATATCTATAGCCTTTTGATCTACCTTTGATTTTACTGTAACTTGTTGTCATGATTTTTCTTTCTCTAATTTTTCTGCATCTGATAATTCTTTAAAGTGTCTGAAAAGCATGTCTAAACCTTGACAAGCACCCTCATACTCTGCTTTGGAGTGGGAATCATTTACCCACTCCTTTTCAGTTTCTTTAATATCTGCGATTGCATTTTTAAGACATTCTAAGGTAATCATAACTCTGCCTCAAAACTACAATCG